CTTTTGGCGATTGACCCACCCCCTGCTGCCCGTTCTGTCCCTCTGAAAAAAAGCCGCATGGAAACCCGCTCGACCGTCCTAGATTACGCCGATTCGGTGCTAGATGGGCGCATCGTCGCCGGAAGGTGGATCTACGCCGCCGCCAAGCGCTTCCTGAGGGACTTGGAGCGCTCGGAAGTGGTCATGGACTGGGCGGAGCTAGAACGCCTCAGCGGGCATTTCCGCGCCCTGCAGCTTGTCGGCGCCGCGACCGGAAAGCCGTTCGAGCTGCACCCGTGGCAACTCTTTGCCCTGGCGAACCTGTGGTGCTGGCGTTGGGCCGACGGAGGGACCAGGCGCACCATGATGGCGGTGGTGCAGATCGGCCGCGGCAACGGCAAGACCACGCTTATGGCTGGCCTTGCCTTGTATGACTTCCTCGGTGGGCCCGGCCGCCGCGTCTACGCCATGGCCAACACGGAGCGCCAAGCCGAGATCCTCGTCGACACCGCTCGCACCATGGCCATTCGGCTCGGCCGCGACGGCGTCGATGTCCTGCACAACCGAATTGAGGATCGACAGCAGGATTGCACGCTCGAGGCCTTGCCGAACAAGGCCGCGAGCATGGACGGCCTGAACCCGTCGTTTTGGGTCGCCGACGAGGCCGCCGAGTTCCGCAACCGGGAAGCGCTTGTCAAGCTCACGACCACAGGCGCGAAGCGCTCCGAACAACTCGGCGTGATTATCTCGACGCCGGGAACCTCGACTGACACGGTTTATGGCGAATGGGTCAGCCGGTGCGAGGCCGTGCTTAAAGGCGAGGCTGAGGATGACACCCTGCAAGGGCTGATTTACGGCATTGACCCGGCCGACGCCGCCGAAGATGAATCCTGTTGGATCAAGGCGAACCCGGCCATGCCGTATGGAACGCCCGATGTACGGCAGCTGCGTCGTTTCTGGTCGAGCTCAAAAACGACCGCAGCGGGACGCGGCGAATTCACGCGCTACCACTGCGCGCGAGTGAGCGAGGAAGGAGAGTCCTGGCTTGATATGACGCTCTACCCGCAGTTTGAGCCGATCGACTGGGCAGCGCTTCGAGGTCGCACGGCCTACGGCGGTCTTGATCTATCGAAGTCGAACGACATGTCGGCGCTGGCGCTGGCAATTCCCCTGGACGATGGAACCGTGGCCATTCGCGGCCAGTACTGGTACCCGGCCGGGGAAATCCGTCAGCGCGAGCTCGACTACCGGCTGCCGTTCCGCAAGTGGGCCGAGGACGGTTGGTTGCAGCTGACGCCAGACCGCGAGGTCGATTACGAGGCCATCCGCGCGACTGTGAAGCAGCTCAAGGGTGAGTTCAGCATCCGAGAGATCGCCTACGACCCGTGGGGATCAAAGTACCTGGTCGAGCAACTGGAGTTCGACGGCGTGCCGATGGCGAAGATGGCCATGGGTGTCCGCATGTCGCCCGGCTGCATCCTGTGGCAAAACCTGTGGCTGGGGCGAAAACTAAGGATCGACCCGCGTGATCCGATCATGCGGCGGGCGTGCCAGACGGCGATCGTCCGCCGCGACCGAAACGGCAACTTGATTCTCGACAAGTCGAAGCGCACGCAAATCATCGACCCGCTCATGGCTGCGGTCATGTCGGTGCACCTGTGGGGCGGTCAAGCCGCGTCCTGCTATGAGGACGCATAATTATGTTTAGAGGCGGACGAGATTAGAATGCGGTGCTAGCGTTCGCGCATGTTGCGCGGACTCTTACAGCGCCTCTTCGTGCAGCCTTGGTCGGCGACTTTCTTGCCGAGCGAGTCGCTGTCAATGCCGACGGTCACGCCGCTGAACGCGCTGCGGTACACGCCTGTCTATCGCGCGGTTTCGCTGATTGCCTCGGACATCGCTAGGACGCCGTGCGAAATCAGCGCGACGGGCGCGTCGAGTCTTTGGGCAAGCCCGTCTCGCTACATGAGCGCGTACGAGTTTCGCCGAAGCATGACCATTCAGGCTTTGCTGTGGGGTAACTCGTTTGCGGTCATCAACCGCACGCGCGGCGGCGAGCTGCTCGAACTGGTGCCGCTCGACCCGGAGGGCGTGTCGCTCGACCTGACGGGCGCCGACCCGCTCTACAAGACGCGCATGTACGGGGATGTCGGCGTCGCCGACATGCTGCACCTTCGGGCGCCAGGCGTCTCGGGGCTGTGGGGCGAGTCGCCGATCAACCTGTGCAAGACGAGCATCACCCTGCTCGCCGCGCAAGAGCAGATGGCGCTCAAGGCCTACGAGAACGCAGGCAACCCGAAGATCGCGCTTGTCCATCCGGGCCCGCTGTCGCTTGAAGCGCGACAGCGCATCATGCAGGACTACGAACAGCGGCACGCAGGCAGCGCGAACGGCGGTAGGCCGCTCGTCCTGGCTGAAGGCATGCGCATTGAGCGCATCTCGTCCACGCTTGATGACACCGGGCTCGCCGACGCGCGCAAGTACAGCATCGGCGACATCTCGCGCATCTACGGCGTGCCCGCGTCCTACCTTTCGGAGGATGTCGGCTCGTCCTACGGCACGATGGAATGGCTGTCGCGCATGTACTTAGACGCCTGCCTTGCGCATTGGTTTGCGACTTGGTCTGCCGAGATCGTCGCGAAGCTTGCAAGCCCGTTCGATTCGGTCGTCTGGGACACAGACGCGCTTGTGAAGCCAGGCATGGCCGAGCAGATGGCGGCGCTGCGGACCGGAGTAGAGGCCGGATTCCTGACGCGGAACGAAGCGCGCGCACGGCTTGACTTGCCGCCACTTCCCGGCCTTGACGAGCCAACGCTGGCCCTCAATGTCGGCACCGGCGGCGGCTCGACGAATCTGGGAACCGATACCAGTGCGCAGGAGGGCACCGCAAATGATGCTTTCTAGACGCCTGCTCGACGCAACCGAGCAGAAGCTCGACGGCCGCACGCTCGCCGGCTACGCCGCGGTCTACGGCGAGGACTCGCGCGAGATCGTCGAGCAGGGCCGCGCGTTCGTCGAACGCATCGCGCCCGGCGCGTTCGGCGAGACACTCCGCAGTTCTGCCGATGTAAAGCTGCTCTACAACCACGACCCGGCCGCGCTGCTGGCGCGCACGAAGAGCGGGACACTGAAGCTGCGTAGCGATCGAAACGGCCTTGCCTTCGAGGCTTCCCTGCCCGAAACAAGCCTTGGCAACGATGTTCGCGCGCTGCTCGAGCGCGGCGACCTCACCGGCGAGATGTCGTTTGGCTTCTATGTCGAGGACGAATCCTGGAACGCGAAGCGCACCGAGCGGCTCGTTAAGCGAGCGAAGCTCGTCGAGGTTTCGATCGTCCAGGACGCCGCCTACCCACAGACCAATTCAAGCCTGCGGAGCGTTTCCGCGGCTGCTATCGACGCCGCGCGTCTGCGGCTTGAACTCCACATGCAAAGGATGATCCGATGGATGAGCTGAACGAGATGCAGAACACCGTGCACGAGTACCGGAAGGCGCTCGACGCCTTCGCGCGCCGCACTGGCGCGGCCACCCAGACCGTCGAGGTTCGCGGCAGCGGCGAGGAGCGCGAGAAGATCGCGCGCATGGACGCCGACCTGACCGCCATCGAAGAGCGCGCCCAGCTGCAGTCGCTGCAGGCGCGCCTCGCGAAGCTTGAGTCGCAGCCGATGTTCGAGTCGCGCGCGCCGAAGGCCGCGCAGCTCGGCGACGCGAACGACCGCGGCAGCGAGGCCTACGCGGAGCGCTGGCTCAACGCGGTGGTGCGCGGCGACAACGCTGAGATGCGCGCGCTGTCGACCGGAACCTCGGGCGCGGCGATTCCGACCGATCTCGAGCGCCGCATCATCAACAAGCTCCAGCAGGCGAATGTGCTGCGGTCCATGTGCCAGATCTCGACGATCGACTCGAAGCGGACGATCTCGGTTGAGAACGGCCTGCCGACCACCGATCTCGTGGCTGAGGCTGGCGCGATCACGGCGACCGATCCGAGCTTCGGAACCGCCATTTCCGTGGTGCCGTACAAGTATGTCACGGCCGTCAAGATGAGCCAGGAGTTCATCGAAGACGCCATCGGCAACGGCGGCATCGGCAGCGGCCTGCAGTATGTCGCCGACAAGTGCGGCCTCAGCATCGGCCTCAAGCAGGAGGACGCCTACACCACCGGCACGAACAGCTCGCAGCCGGAAGGCATCGCCGGTTCGTCGGCACAGACGAAGCTCTCGGCGCTCTCTCAGGTCACCGACCTCGGCGGCACCGCTGTGACCACCGTCACCGGCGACAACCTCATCGACACCGTGCACCTGGTGGCCCCGCAGTACCGCAGCTCGCCGCGGTTCTCCTGGCTCATTTCCGACACCCTCCTGAAGACGGTGCGCAAGATCAAGGTCAACACCACCGACTATGTCTGGAAGGTCGGCAACGAGGGCGGCATCACCAACGGCGCGCCCGGAACCATCTACGGCGTCCCGTACCGGATCGGCCAGTATGTGCCGACCGCAACCACGAACAACAACATCTTCGCGGTGGTCGGCGACTTCAACTACTTCGAGATCTTCGACCGCACGGGCATCACCTCGATGATGGACCCGTACTCCGCGGCTGCGAACCACCAGACCACGATGTATGTCTACACGCGCACGGATTCGAAGATCACGCTGGCGAACGCTTTCGCCGCGATCACCTGCTGATTCCTCTTCTTGACCGCCCGCCGGGGGGGAAACCCCCCGGCCGGGTCTTATGGGCATACCGCTCACAACAATCAAGAGCGCTCTCAAGATCGACTTTGATGTCGATGACCGCGAGCTGACACGCCTTCGCGAGGCGGCGCTGTCGCTTTTGGAGCGCAAGACGCGGCTCAAGTTCGAGCCCGCGACGCAGACGCTGCGCCTTGCCAAGTGGCAGGACACGATGTTTCCTGTGGTTCCGTATCTCAGCATGTCGAGCGTGAGCTACACCGACAGCGGCGGCGCGTCGCAGACGATGCCTGCAAGCGACTACTGGGTCGATCTTACAGACGCCGTTCCCGTGCTGCGCTTTCTTGAGCAGCCCGCCTTGAACGAAGGCACGATGATCGTCGTGACCTACACAGCCGGATACGCCGATCTTCCGGCCGATGTTACGCATGCCGTCATCTCGCTGGTAGGCCACTGGTACAACAACCCGGAGGCGTCATCCCCAATCGCGCTGCAGACGGTGCCGATGGGTCTTGAATACCTCATCGCGCACCTTTCGACCGCGAGCCCGATCCGATGATTTCCGCCGGGCGACTCAAGTGGCTTGCGACCGTGCAGACGCCATCGGCGTCTCAGGATGCGCTTGGAATGCGCGTAGACACTTGGACGGACGGCGCCACCTTCCGGTGCGACCTCCGGAATGACGCAAGCTCCGAGCAGACCTATGTGGACGGCGTCGCCGTTGTGAAGAGCTACGAAGTACGCGCTCGGTGGCAAGCCGTCGAGGGCGCTGGGCTGACCGAAGTTGACCGCCTGACCGTGCGCGGCAAGACGCTGCGAATAAACGCCATCCGCAACCTCGACGAAGCCGACCGAGTCGCGGTGATCGACTGCACGGAGGTTGTATGAGCCTCGAGAGCGCGGCTCGCGCCATGCTCACCGCGGGCAGCACCATCAACCTGGTGCCAGACGCTCGTATCACGCATGGCTACCGCCTGCAGGACACGGCGCTGCCCGCAATCACCTTTGAGCTGCAGCAGACGGAGGTTTTGTCAATCGGCAGCTCGCCGCTGCGCGGCGCGCAGCTCGAAGTGGCCGCAATTGCCGACACTACCCTCGATGCGCTTGCAATCGGCGCGCAGATTCGCGCGGCGTGCATTGCGGGAACATTCAACAGCATCGTGTTCAACGCGGTTCAGGAAATCGGATTCAGCGTGCAGCCAGCGGTCGTGGGCGACGGCGACGAGGCCGAGCCCGCCGTATACACGCTCAACTTCCAACTGACCTATATGGAGTAACTAGATGGCTCTATCAACCAAGGTTTCTTCGCTGACCTGGGGCGGCCTGACCGTTGCCGCATGCAACTCGTTTTCTTTCAGCAACAATCGCGAAACGCTTGATGTGACCGAAATCGGCACCGATCGACGCAGTTTCATTGCCGGAATTCAGACTGCCACTGCGTCTGCGGAGGTGTATTACGACCAGGCGGACACCAGCACTGCAGCGCTCGAGGCTGCGATCGGCACCGGATCATCCGCCACGCTGGTGGTTACGCTGACTACGGGTCAGACCTACACGGCAACCGCATTTCTCACGCGTTTTGAGATCACCGGACAAGCCGGTGATCTTGTGCGCGCGAGCTGCGACTTCCAGATCACCGGAACGATCGTGATCGTATGAGAAGCATCCGCGACGCCCTTTCCCTGCATGATCATCGCGCCGAGCTGTGCGGCGCGGTGGTCACGCTTCGTCGCCCAAGTGCGCTCGACCTCATCGAAGCGCTCGAAGTCTCGGCGAACCACCCGACGAAGCTGCACGCGTGGTTCGTCTGGCGGCACCTGGTCGAGGACGGCGTCCCAGTGTTCGCAACCATCGACGAGGCGCTTGCCGCCGACGCGCACACCGTGACTGCGATTGCCAGGGAAGTCGAGCGGCTGTACGCCGAAGGCCGGGACTAGGTCAAGCCGCGCGCGGGGTGCTCCGCGCGGCGTTGAAGTTCGTGAGCACCGACCTAGGCGGCATTCCTGTCGCACTGGTAAACGCGGAGCTTGAGATTCCCGACTGGGAGCACATCCGTGGCGCGATTTCTCAGGCGAAGCGAGCGAATCGGCCAAACTCCGGTTGGAACGGGGTACACCGCGCAGTTCCAGTTTGATCCGGCTGACATCAAGGCCGTAATTGATGCCATGCAGAGGTGGCCGGAGGAAATCCGGCAGCGGATCGTCCGCAAGGGGTTGAAGACCTGGGGCAAAGGCGTGGTCGCGACGGCTCGTCGGCATGCATACAGCAGGGCCAAACGAACCAAGGCCAACATCATCCAGGTCACGCGCAAGTACAAAACCGGCGTCATCTGGTCGGCAATCGGCGTCGCGACCGGCGCAGCGAAGCCTGGGCAGCGAATCGAAGGCCGCTACGGCGACCAGTTGCCCGGATGGCGCAGCCATTTCTACGAGGTCGGATGGACGCCCTACGCCAGCCGCAGCGGCGACGCAGCGCTGCGCAAGGGCAAGGGCCGCCGATGGCGCAAGGGGCTGCGGAAGCGCCTTACAGGCGCTCCTAGGCGATACCAGACGCAGTTCATGGCAAAGGCCTATACCGCGAATGTTGCGCGCTTGAGCCCGGCAATTGA